CGAACTGCGTGATGCGCTGCAAGAGGGTCGCCTGGGCGATGCCGCCAAGCAGAAGCTCGCCAGCGACATCAACGTCGCCGTGCTGACCGTTGCAGGCCAGCAGGGGACGCTGGCGATCAAGCGTTCGGCCGCCACTGGCTTCGATGATGTGGCGCTTGTCGAGGCGGTGATGAACGAGACGGGCGTTCCGATGGACAGCCGGTATCTCGCTCTCAGCACCCGCGACTACAACGGCATGGCGTCCGATCTGGCGAAGAACACCCGGTCGTTCGGCAACGACATCTCCGACAGCGCGCTGCGTCGGGCGTTCGTGGGCCAGGTCGCCTCGTTCGAGACGTACAAGCTGGACTACGCCCAGCGCAAGGCTGCTGCGGCGGGTGCTGGCATCCAGATCAACACGACGGCAGCGGGCGGGAACTACTACACCCCGAAGGCCACCTCGACCTCGGCCACGGGCGAGACGAGCAACGTGGACAACCGTTTCCAGACGGTGACGGTCAACTCGACCACCAGCATCGCGGTCGGCGACTCGTTCACGATTGCCAACGTCAACGCCGTGCACATGATCACCAAGGAAGACACGGGCCAGCCCAAGACGTTCCGCGTGATCGCCGTGCCGTCGGCCACGACGCTCGTGATCAGCCCCCCGCTGATCCCGGCGCAGGCTGGCGTGGACAGCACCCAGCAGTACGCGAACTGCCGGATCACTTCGACCTCGGCAACCGCCGCGATCACGTTCCTGAACACGACGGCCTCGTATCTGAACTGCTTCTGGCACAAGGACGCCATCGAGCTTTTGCCGGGTCGCTATGCGGTGCCGACAGATGCCGGTGCGGCCGTGATGCGCGCGAGCACGGATCAGGGTATCGAACTGGTCATGACGAAGCAGTACGACATCAACAACATGAAGACCAAGTACCGATTGGACTGCCTCTTCGGTGTGGTGTGCAAGCAGCCCGAAATGGCTGGCGTGCTGATGTTCAACTGAGCCACCAGGAGCAACCGAAATGGCACAGCAAATTGTTTTCCCCCACGGCGAGGTTCAAGTCTCGCTGACTGCCACCCAGGCAATCGCGGTGCGCACCACGGGTCCGGGCAATCCGGCGTCTGTCTACCGGCAGGCTGGCTTCCCGAACTACCCGAACTCGTACACCTTGCTCGGCACCGTGTCCGACGAGGAGAAGAGCTTCGGGCCGTTTACGGGCGGCGGCGTGATCAAGATCGAAGCCGGCCCGAATCAGGTGTTCTACAACGTCGACACGAACCCGATGGGCGCGGTCGTGTTCGACGCACCGATTGGCAACCCGTCGTTCTTCGGCTACTTCACGGACTTCGTGGAGTACGACAGCAACACCTGGACGATCACCGAGACGGGCGCGGGCACGGACCTGTCGGGCGACGAGGTGGGAGGCACGCTGGTGCTGACCAACGCGGGCACCGACAACGACAAGCACGCCTTGCAGCTCGGCAAGACCAACGGCGAGTGCTTCAAGTTCACGGCTGGCAAGGCGCTGTGGTTCGACGCTCGGTTCAAGGTGGACAACGTGCTGGCCGACACCATGATCGGCCTGTACGTCACGGACACCGACCCCGAGGGTGGCGTGTCGGATGGCGTGTACTTCCGCCGCCTGACCACCGCCACCGCGCTGAACCTCGTCATCGAGGCGTCTTCGACCGAGACGGTGGTGACGACCGGCATCGTGATGGCCAACGACACCTACGTGAACGTCGGCTTCTACTACGATGGCGCGAAGCTGTTCTACACCCAAAACCGCCAGATCATCGGTGAGGCGACCTCGCTGGCCAACCTGCCGACCGGCGAACTGCGACTGTCCCTGCTGGTGCAGAACGGCACGGGGGTGGCGCGGTCGATGACGGTGGACTGGGTCGGCGCTCACCAGCAGCGTTGATCGGGTAACCCAGTGACACGCGGGCGGTGGTCTGAGGCTGCCGCCCGCGTTTTCGTATCAGGAGACTGAGATGCCGATGAAGAAGGGTTACTCGCAGAAATCAATCAGCGAGAATATTTCTATGGAAATGAAGGGCAACAAGCGTCCGCAGAAGCAAGCCGTCGCCATCGCGCTGAACACGGCTCGCACCGCTGCCATGAAGGCTGGCAAGCCGGGCAAGGCCCCTGCGAAGAAGGGGATGAAGTGAAGAAGCCTGGATCTCCTGGCCTCTACGCTGCAATCAACGCCAAGCGCGAGCGCATCGCTGCCGGCAGCGGCGAGAAGATGCGCAAGCCTGGCGCGAAGGGCGCACCGACCGCCGCCGCGTTCCGTGAGTCGGCCAAGACCGCCAAGAAGGGCAAGAAATGATCCGCGTCGAACTGCCGACCATCCTCTACAAGCGCGGCGGCACCTGGCCTGGCCCGTTGGACAGGTACGGCAGCGCGACGACGTTCTCGACGCTGGCCTGCGACACGATGGAGCAGGTTGAGGCGGCGCTGGCCGATGGCTGGCACCTGAACGTCTGGACGGCCTGCAACCAGGCTGGGCCGTGGGACGAGGAGGTGGTCGAGGCCGAGGTGGTCGAGGTTGCCCCGGAACCCGAGCCTGCGCCCGCAGACAACGCCCCGCCGACCCGCGCCGAGATGATGCAGCAGGCCGAGCTGCTGGGCCTGAAGGTCGATCGGCGCTGGAGCGACGAGACGCTGCTGGCGAAGATCAACGCCGCGATGGCGGCTGCCCCGGCACCGGCTGACGACGACCCGATATGAGCAACACTAAGAGACAATTCGTGGAGGAAGCCTTTGCCGAACTCGGCATGGCGAACTACACCTTTGACCTCCAGCCGCAGCAGCTCGACACCGCGCTGCGCCGGCTGGACGCGATGATGGCGACTTGGAACGCCAAGGGCATCCGGCTGGGCTACCCGCTGCCAAGCAGCCCGCAGGACAGCGACCTCGACACCGAGACGCAGGTGCCCGACAGCGCGAACGAGGCCATCGTGGCGAATCTTGCCATCCGCATCGCGCCGCAGTACGGCAAGACGGTGCAGATCGACACGCGCACGACGGCCAAGCTCGGATACGACACCCTGCTGGCTCGGGCCACGTTCCCTGCCGAGCAGCAGTTCCCCCGCACGCTGCCGCTGGGCGCAGGGCAGAAGCCGTGGCGCTACGACACGCCGTTCATGCCGGGGCCGGTCGATCCGGTGCTGGCTGGGCCGGATGGCCCCATCGAACTCTACTGAGGGCGCACCATGCCGCTGATCAATCAACTACCTGTCGTCTCGCAACTCTCGAGCGGCGACCAGATCGCGGTTTACAACACCGCCAACGGCGACGCCAGGCGGTCGAGCCTGAACACGCTGCTGCAGTTCTTCCAGCAGACGTTCGCCGCGCCGACGATGGCAACGAGCCTGTACGTCCCCACGACGGGCTTCTCGATCTCGCTGCCCACGCCGACCACGCAGGCGCTGTGGGTGCTGTTGCAGCCCGCTGGCACGCTGGCCACCGGCACGATCACGCTGCCGCTGAACACGGGCGTGGCTGACGGCACCGAGATCCTGCTCACGAGCACGCAGATCATCACCACACTCACCGTGGCCCTGAACGGCGCGACGGCGGTGTACGGTTCTCCCACGACGCTTGCGGCTGGCGGGTTCGCTCGGCTGCGCTGGTACGCCGCGACGAACTCGTGGTATCGCATCTCCTGACGAGGTAACCCATGTCCGTCCAAGCAGCATTCAACCCGGCCTATGGCACGGGCACCACCGTAGCGCCTACCAATACCTCGGCATCAAGCACGATTGGTGTGGGCAGCAAGTCGCTGGTGCTCACGAACTTGGGCTCGATCACTGTGTATGTCCGCGTGGGCACAGGCTCGACCACGGCCACGACCGCCGACTATCCTGTGCTTGCGGCTACGCAGGTGACCGTCAGCAAGGCGCAGGATCAGAACACGGTGGCGTACATCACCGCGTCTGGTACGGGCTCCATTCACATCATGGCGGGCGAGGGGTACTGATGTATCCGCTGACGCGCTCAACGAGCCGCGCTAGGTTCTTTGGCGCGGCCCCGTCGTTGCTGCTCGATTTCCTGTCTGGCTCGCTCGATTCCCGCATCACCTTCACCCGCGCCAGCACGGCCACGTTCTTCAACTCCTCTGGCGTGCTGACCTCGGCGTCAAACGACGTTGCCCGGTTCGACTACAACCCCAGCACGCTGGCTGCTCGGGGGCTGCTGATTGAGGAGGCGAGGACGAACAGCATCCGCAACAACACGATGCAGGGTGCTGTGGCTGGAAGTCCGGGTACGGCTCCGACGAATTGGGCGCGTGCCGCATCTCCAACCAACGGGATCAGCTCTCAGGTCGTTGGAACGGGTACGGAATCCGGCGTCACCTATTTGGACCTTCGGTTTACTGGCACTTGCTCTGCGACATTCGGCTTTTCCGTAGACACAGACACATCATCTGCCGCAGCCGCAGCCACTGGGCAGGCGTGGACAAGTTCCGTTTATTTGACGCGATCAGCCGGGACAATCGGCAACGCCACGGTTCAAATGGTACTCAATGAGTACAGTTCTGTTCCGGCGTTTTTGCGCAATACGTTCTCAAGCTCATTGGTGCCAGCGGCGTCCAATTTGGCAACGCAGCGGGTAACTCAGACCGTTACGGCGGGGGCGTCAACGGCATTTGTTCAGCAGTCGTTGTCTGTCAACTTCACAAACGGCAGCACCTACGATTTCACCCTCCGCATCGGCCTGCCCCAACTGGAGCAGGGTGCCTTCGCAACCTCCGTCATCCCCACCACCACCACAGCCCTGACCCGTGCGGCAGATGTGGCGAGCGTGAATACGTTGACGCCTTGGTTTAATGCGGTGGAGGGGACGTTGTTTGTCGAGGCGTCAAATGCCCAATTAGGTACATCGCTATTTAGTACAGATGACGGTACGGCATCCAATCGCATCGTCACCTATTTTAATGTGGCAAATAGCCCCGCTTTCCGGGTTGTTTCTGGCGGCGTAGATCAGGCCAACTTCTCGGCTGGAACAATTACACAAAACGCAACATTCAAGTTGTCTACCGCGTACGCAACAAATGATTTTGCCGCATCTTTGAACGGCGCTGCTGCCGTAACTGATACGTCAGGAACCGTTCCGTCTGGACAAACTACTGCGCGAATCGGCTCAAATGTCTCCAGTGCTAATTTCATAAACGGCTATCTCCGTAGGGTGTCATTTTTCCCCCGCCGCCTCGCCAACGCCGAACTCCAATCCATCACGCTCTGACCATGTACCACGACTACCACATTCGTGCGCTGCCTGCTGACTGGCCCAAGCTGATCGGACTGGGTGTCAAGCTCGGCGCACTGACGGTCAGCGAGGATGTCGTCTCCACCGCCACCCCCGGCTGCTGGGACTTCATCGGCGTGCTGCACAAGCCCACGGGCAACGTCATCACAACGCCCGAAGGCGAGACGCCCGAGATGGCCCCGGTGACCGACGACAAGGGCGTGGCCTACTGGCACGCCAACCTGCGCACGACGGTTCACCTTGGCGCTGTGGCGCGTGAGATGGCGCAGACGGACCGCGACATTGCCAAGGCCATGAAGTCGCTGGGCAAGTTCTTCCTGCTGGACGAGGAGGGCAACCCCCGCGCTCCGAAGCAGCCTGCCCGGGGGTATGCATGAGCATCGCACAAGCACTCCGCGCCTCGCTGCGCTCCAAGACCGTCTGGCTGGGCATCATCACCGCCGTGCTGTCGGTGCTGCAAGGCTTCGTGTTCAAGCTGCCCCTGTCTCCTGCCGAGCAGGCTATGGTCGGCTCAGGGATCGCGGTCGCCATCGTGGTGCTGCGGGCGATCACCACCCAGCCGTTGTCGGAGAAGTGATGGCGAAGTCGCCTGCAAGGTCTTACAAACTCCCCGGCTGGGTGGGTGTGTGTTCGTCGTGCGGGCGAGATAAAGCGACTACCACTTTTGGCAAAGGCCGTGCTGGCGAGTGCAATTATTGCGCTAAGGTTCGTTGGAATGCGGATAATGCGTTAAAACTACGTGCACAACGCCTATACGGAAACGCACAAAAACGAGCAAAAGAAATGGGTTGGCCGGAACCGGACTTTGGTTCGCGGTGGATTGAGGATAGGATTCGACTAGGTATTTGCGAAGCTACGGGGCTCCCGTTTGATCTGACGACTCAGATAAACGATACAGTACATGCAAAAAACCCGTGGGTTCCATCAATTGATCGTATTGATAACACAAAACCGTACTTAAAAACAAACGTGCAGCTTGTTGTATATATGTACAACGTCTGCAAAGCAGAGTTTACGCATGTGGATGTCGTTAAATTTTGTCGTGCAATAGCCGCAATGGAGGCAGAAATTGCCTAAGCACAAAACAGAGGCTTGGACCCGCAAGGAGGGCAAGAGCCCCACGGGTGGCCTCAACGCCAAGGGCCGCGCCTCCGCACGCGCCGAAGGCATGAACCTGAAGCCCCCTGTTAAGTCAGGCGACAACCCCCGTCGAGCAAGTTTCCTCGCCCGCATGGGCAACATGCCGGGGCCTGAGCGCAAGGATGGCGAACCCACGCGGCTGCTGCTGTCTCTGCAAGCCTGGGGCGCGTCGAGCAAGGCAGACGCCAAGGCGAAGGCCAAGGCCATCTCGGCGCGGAACAAAGGAAAGAAGTAGTCATGGCCAACGTCAAAATCTCCGCGCTCCCGACCGCTACCGCAGCGACCGGCGTCGATGTCGTTCCGCTGGTGCAGAGCGGGGTGACGAAGAAGCTGTCGGTCACTGCGCTGTTTACCAGCCCGAGCTTTACGACTCCCAGCCTAGGATCGGCCACGGCGCTGACGATCAACCGCGTCACGTTCACGCAGCCCGCTGCCGGGGCCACGCTAACGATTGCCGATGGCAAGACGCTGACGGCCAGCAACTCGATCACGCTCACGGGCACAGACGGTGTTACGGTCACGTTCCCGAGCACGAACGCCACGATGGCCCGTACGGACGCGGCGCAGACGTTCGCCGGCACGCAGACCTTCAGCGGATCGGTGGTTCCGGCCGCAACGCTTGCCGACTCGGTGGGCTACGTCGGCATCCCGGTGAACTCGCAGTCGGCCGCCTACGGCCTGCTGGCCACCGACGCCGGCAAGAGCATCGTCCACCCGATCACGGACAACAACGCCAGAACGTTCACCATCCCGGACAACGGCACCGTGCCATTCCCAGTGGGCACCACGATCACGTTCATCAACATGATCAATACCGTGACGATTGCCATC